ATCATTAACTGTCACTGCTACACCCACTTTAGCTACACAAGCTGTAATAGTTGGTAGCATGACTGGTAATACTTCAACAGTGGCATTAGAAACTTATACAGCAGGAGGCGGCCCGAATCCTTTTGTTTATGGTCCGGCAACCACTACTATATTAGGAGGAACTGCTAGTTTCTCTGGATTTGTAACTTACATATCTGCTACTTAATAAATAATACACCAACTTAAAGGACTAACAATGAAGAAACTATTTCTTGCACTTTCATTTCTACTTGCACCGGCAGCAGCACATGCTTCGGCCTGTGATCAATTCTTTCCAAACGGCAAGGAAATTGTTGTACCAGGTACACAGGTTCTCTGCAACACTTTCTATGCCACTGTCTACAATGCCAATAAGGAAGAAGCTATTTTTTCCACAGAAGCGTTCCTTCCACACGCAGACAAAGTGGAACGATCAAACAATTTTCACGCCGACCCCCGGCTCAAAAACTCCCCAACTCCGGGTGATTACGACAACACTGGACTTGACCGTGGACATCTTACACCTGCGGCAGATGCCGGCAACGACAATCAAATGTCTGATACTTTTCTAATGACAAATATGACTCCACAGGAGCCAACTGTTAATCGTATTTCTTGGCGTATGCTAGAAGCCAATGTCCGTACAATGCCAGCAACTTATATTGTCACTGGTGCAATCTACACAGGCAGCACCAAGACAATCGGCAAGCACAATGTTCCAGTTCCTACAAGCTATTACAAGATTGTATATCTTAAGGACGGCACGATCAAAGCCTACGTTGCCAACAACACTGTTAAGGCTCCAGTTAATGAAGTTCCGCTCGCTACTGTAGAAGCAGCATCGGGAATTAAATTCCACTGATAAAACAAAAGCACCCGCTAAATTAATAGCGGGTGCCGTTTTACAATATAATATACAAATTTTGGGCTATGCCCCAACCTACATTATCATAACAATATTATTTAGTTTTGTGAGTATGACTTTGTCCTTGGACAAATCCGTACATCTTTTCAGCAGTCTCTAAAATCTTTTCTAGTCCTGGAAATTCTGGCATGCCAACGGTAGTGGTAATAACACCGGTCTTTTCATCGCGTGCTTGGGTAACTTCCCAACCTAGATACTTTGCGTGGAAATCTTCTGCGACCAACTCCTTGGCCATCTTCAAAATGTCTGAACGGATTTCGTAGCCGTTCTTGTTAAACTTTACTTCTGGGAATTTCGGTGTATCGAATGACATATTATTCTCCTTCTTCTGTGTGTATGTCCGCTATTATAGTAGCAAATTATTTAGTAATAGTCAATCAGAATGATAAAGACTTTTGACTAACAAGATGTTAAACTACAATAAATAAAAAAAAGGACACTACTTTGCAAAAACGAACAAGAAGCTTACTCGAAGAACTTAATGACATTGCAGTTAAGAAAGATACCGAAACGGTTATTGAAAGTCGTGCCGTACACGTTATTAATAGTGCAATTAATTTGCTTACTTCGATCAGAGAAAATTTTGAACCTGATCAAGCCTACGAATTAGAACGGCGTTTATTAAATTCAATCAAAGGCAGTGATCCAGCTAAATTCACACGCGGTATTCGTAAGCTACGCGACAGCAAACAAGTCCGAAATAAATTGCAAATCATCGAAGGTGATGTAAAAGACGACGATATCTAAATAATTTTCCATTATCGTATAAATAATTTTATCAAATACTCCGGAGCGGAGTATGACATAAGAGATAAAGGAGAATTATTATGTCCGCAGGTATTACACGTATTAATGGGTATTCAAAAGCAGGTACCTTCCACGGTGGTTATCAGATCCGCCTATTCACAGTTGCAGGTTCAGGCTTCTACACTGACGCAGCTACTGGTTATGTAAACTACGTAGCAAACAGCCCATACGAAAAGGCTGTTCGTAACGGTATTCAACAGCTAGCTACAATCACTTTCCTAGGTACACCAACAAGCGCAGGTTTTGTTGTAGGTATCGACGGTGACAGCTACTATGGTCGTGACGACGCAACTGGTTATGCAACACCTGATCAGTCAGCTGGTGATCTACAGGCTGCTATCTACACTGCAATCGGTGGTGCATCGACTGTTACTGTTACTGAAGTTGTTCTAAGCGGCGTCGGCCTAATCGCTGGTACTGTTGCTAACTGGGATAACATCGTCTAATAACCAATTAGTACTCATATTGAAAGGGGGTTTTGCGACCCCCTTTCTTTTTGACTATAAATATCAAATATAGGTACATAATGGAAGTTATTAGAATACAAACATTGATTGACATCACCAATTCGAATATTAGGCGAATTAATCAAGGATCACAGCAGCAACTCGATCAGTTTCGTAATTGGACTACTTTGTTACAAAGTATTGGATTACGAGCCGTAATTGACTTTGACCGAGATCCAACAGTTGAAACTGTAGATGTAAAAGGACTCGGGTTCGGAACTAACTATCGGGGCACTCATCAGGTATGGACCTTTGACTTCAGACCAGATCGCGCAACAGCATTTGCGGACAAGAATGATCCTGTTGCTTTGCTCAAAATAGATTTAGACAAGATTCCAATAATATTAAATCTAACAGAAACGATAAATACCGAACAAGCAGTGTTCGAGTTGGTTGATGCTAAATCTAAAAACACTGTAGTTAAGGCACTCTAGGCACATTACGGCTTTTTTAGTTACTACGATTAACATATTGGAGATAATTGATGTCTAGAATGACAAAGACTACAAAGATTGAAAAAGAAAATCTTGAGGCGCATGTAGAGCTGTGTGCCCAACGATATGAACAAATTGATGGTCGACTATCAACCATCGAATCTAAAGTAAGTAAACTACAACAGACTATTGAAAAGAGTCATGTTAGTATGGTCAAAGTACTAATTGGTACAGCTGGTACTGTAATTGCCGGTGTGTTATCTACAATTTCTGTAATTTTAACAAAGATTCATTGATATGAGAGCATGGGAATTTATCAGAGAAGCTGGCCCGACGAATTCAGGAACCAGCGATGGTAATCCTCCTAAACTTGCAACCCCTGCAACTGCTGCACCTAAGCCTATTGCATCATCGGGGACTCAACCTAAACCTTTAAACGTAACGGCATCTGCAAAAGATCCTAATAATCCAAAATCTACTTCTCCTACTGCACCGTCAGCTCCTACATTAGGTGCACCGACTCCACCTAGTGTTGAACAAGATCAAGATCAACCGAATCAACAGCAACAAGCTACTCAGCAGACCCAACAACAAGCTACTCAGCAACAAGATCAAATGACTAAAAATTTGCAGGGTCTTGCTCAAAAGATGGGAATGGATAATCAACAGACCCAATTGTTTACACAAAAGTTAATGGGTACAGGTTCACAGGCAGGCGGCGCAGATGTTAAGCAAATTTCTCCAGCAGACATGCAAAAAGCTATGCCTAAGCCGGGCACAAATTTAAATGTCAAAGGTCTAGGACAAGCAAAGGTATTGCCTACCCCCGGAGATGAAAAAGGTGTCAAAGTAGATACTACTAATAAACTGGGATACCCTGTGTTAATTGATCCGAGAGATTTACAACAATGAGAATACATCAAATTCTAGGTGCACCTTCAATTATTCTTACCAATGAAGAAAAGGATTTTATTCGTAAGCATAACGAAGAAATCAGCATCAGCGGGTTATTCGATCGCGACGAAGTTGTTGCTCGTAACCTAGTAAGAAAAGGTGTATATGAAATAAGTAATGATAACCACAATATTGTTCTAAAGAAAGACGCTTTTGACTCTAAGACAATATTGTAATAAATAATATTAACTAACTTGGGACTAATATGAAAACATTTAATTTTGATAAGCCAATGACTGCTAAGGACCTTAATGAAAGTCTCCAAAAGCAATTCAACGTTAAAATTAACTTTGAAAAGTATTCACGTGATCAACTAGAGGATTATCGCAATCTTCTAAGAACAAAAGTTCACCAGATTGAAAGTCAGGCTAACTTTAACGATCTATTAACTAATGAAACTTATCAGCGTGATAAGTTTGTATTAGGTGTGCTCAATACTAAGATCAAAGAAATGTTAGGTGAAGCAAAGCTAGCCGAACCTGCTTTTAGTAAGAGTCAGCAACAGGCAGCTGGAATTGCCTTAGCTGCTAAACGAGCAGGTAAGAAGCCAAAGGCGGGTACTGCCAGTGCTTCAATGGCAAAGATGCCGACTAAAGAATTAGAAAAGTTTGCCAGCACCAAACATAAAGGTCTCCCAAAACACAAAAAAACGGATGAGGAATTAGAAATGAACGAAGGTCGTAAATCAGCCAAGAAGCCAGACTTCTTAGATCTTGACAAAGATGGCAACAAAAAAGAACCAATGAAGAAGGCTGCTAAAGATGCCAAGATCAAAGAAGCTGCAAAGCCAGATTACATCGATCTTGACAAGGACGGCAACAAGAAAGAAACAATGAAGAAGGCTGCTGCTGACAAAAAGAAAAAGGCTGTCAAGGAAGCCAAGATGAGCGCAGGTGATCGCGCCCACCATCACGCTCTTGAATATTCGCGTCATCACAAAGAAGGTAACTTAGAAATGGCCCTTCATCACCGTGATGCTTGCGAAGAATGCGGTGGTATGATTCAACATGGACCAGACGGTAAGAAGTGGCACATGCACGCCGGAAGAAACAAAGGTCTTCCATATCCTATCGATGAAGTTATGGGCGCCACTGCTGCACCTGCTGCTGGTCCTATTGGCACAATGGCTCAAGAAAGTGTTAAATCTTTCAAGCGCAGCAATTCGATGATTGCTGAAAGCATTGCTCGTTTGCTGCTTGAAGACGAAGAAGGTAAAGCTAAAGCTATTACTTCTGCAATGGATATGGTCAGCGACTTTACATCGTGGATGCAGAGAGTAGGTAACTATCAGACTAAGACAATGATCGAAACCTCAGACAGCATTCGTGCAAACTTTGGTGCTCAAGAAGCAGAAACTTTCAAAGCTTCAGTAACTCCTGCACTTGAATCAACTCTTGCTGCTCTAACTACGTCGCGTGAACAGATCAACCAAGCTGTTGCAGTACTAGCAGGCGAAGCCCCTGCACAGGAACCAATGGGTCAAGCACCGGATATGGGTGGTGAGTTAGATGACGGTATGGGTGGAGATTTTAATGCTCCTGTACCAGCTGAAGACGAATTTGCAGCCAGCGATGCAGCTTCAGGCGGAATGGAAACTGCCGGACGCTTGAAGAGAGAAAGCATTGAACGCGGTAACCGTTTAATGAAGATTCTAGGCGCATAATGAGACTCTACGAAGTCGCAGGTTTGGGATTTATCGACGACCTTGCTAATCTTTTAAAGGTGATGCAAGGTCGTTCTAATACCATGCGAACACAATCAGTTATTACATGGCCTGCAATTAATAATCTCATGCGTCAGCAAGGTTATGGCGATATTGATCAAGATATGTTAACAAAAATTCGAGATCAAATCGATCCCAGTGATAGTCTGATACAGGATATTACCAATCAAGGCATTGTTCTTAATACTGCAGGATCGGAAGAAGAAGAACCGGCGCCTGAAGCAGGCGGTCCTTCAGCAAAGAGTGTAGACCAAATGGCACACAATGTTGTTAAACGAGAGTTTGGTTAATCTATTCTTGCATTAACTATAAAAATGTTTTATAATTAGTTATATGACAACTATAACAATAACTCCGCCACCATTCGTTGAACGATTTCAATACAAAGCATGTAAGCAAATTAACGATCCGGTTACTCGTAAACGAGTATATCTAACACCTGACGGTGAAAAACTTCCCTCAGTAACTACTATTCTTTCTGCTACTAAAGACATGACCCACCTCAATGAGTGGCGAAGGCGAATCGGTACAGAAAAGGCCAATGCAATCACCCGCGAAGCTGCGGGAGTAGGCACCGCGATGCATGCCAATTTAGAGCGTTTCTTAATCGGAGAACAACGCCAGCCTGGGAATAATCCTGTGCATGTTAAAGCCAATGCAATGGCTGATGTAATCATTTCCAATGGATTGAGTAAAGTCAACGAAGTATGGGCAATGGAACAAAGTTTATATTTTCCGGGCTTGTACAGTGGCACAACTGACCTAGTTGGAGTCTACGATGGCCAGCCTGCTATTTGCGATCACAAACAGACTAATAAACCTAAAAAAGCCGAATGGGTTGAGGACTACTATATTCAATTAGTTGCTTATGCAATGGCGCATAATGAGGTCTATGGAACCGACATTAAACGTGGAGTCATTTTCATGTGCAGCCGAGGCACTGATACAGTTAAGCCTGGGGGCGAAGTTTATCAACAATTTGATTTGATGCCAGACGATTTTAACAAATATCAAGATTTGTGGCTTGCCAAAGTAGAAGAATATTATACTACTGGAATGATGGGTTTGAAACAACTACTTGCTGGATAAATATCCTATAATAGGAGAATTACATTGGCCGTAATCCAAATTTCAAGGGTTCAGATTCGAAGAGGACAAACTGCTCAAACAGGATTTCCACAACTAGCAAGTGGAGAATTTGGTTGGAGCATTGACCAACAAGAGCTATATATCGGTAACGGTTCAGTCAGTGAAGGTGCTCCTGCTGTAGGTAACACTCGATTGCTTACAGTGAACGACACCGGGTTGTTCACTGTAACTGCTGACTATACATACCAAAGTACTAATCCTGCAGTCATTACAGGTCCTCCTAGCAACCCTTATATCGTTAGAACCTTGCAGAGTAGATTAGATGATTCCCTTAACGTCAACAGTTTTGGCAATGATCAAGATGCTCTACGTCGAGCAATTACATTCGGTGCTACTAACACCAAGGTATTGACTATTCCTGAAGGTACCTACTATGTTACAGCAACTATCTTAGTTCCTCCATATGCTGAAATTCATGGAGCAGGACAAAATAAAACCATCCTAGTTGCTACCACTACTGCAAGTATATTCCAAACAGTGGGATCGAATTTATCCAGTGTATTAACTGATGTTAATAGTGCTGCTAAAACTCCGAAGAATATTAAAATTGATGGCGTTACTTTTGTGTCGTCATTGACTAATGCAGGATCGATGGTGAAGCTTAATTGTGCAGTGGACAGTATCATTTCGAATTGTGCTTTTATCGGTAATACTAGTATTGCATCGACTAGCACATTAGCTGCTGGCGTAGAAATGATCGGACTCGGCGCACTTACCTGCGATAATGTCAATATCAGAGAATGCGTTTTCTCAAATCTAGGAACTGGAATCAAGAGCGACTATGATATCGTTAATATTGATATTCATGATAACAAATTCAAGAGCGTTGATGCAGGTATTGCATTCTCTAAGAATTTAACGGGCGGTGTCGGAAGCCTAAATGGACCACAGCACGTTAACATTCATGACAATAGTTTCTATCTAGTCAACAATCAAGGATTATATGTCGGAAATAACTTCTCGGGCGTAAACTACATCAAGAGCTTTAACAATTCTTATTCTAAAGTAGGTATCGGTTACGGCAGCACCAACGGTGATTTTTCACCAGTCACTGATGTCATCACGTTTAATTCATATCAAAATTCATCAAGCAATGATGATTTTTCTAGATTGGTAGCACTTAATACTGGCAGCGTTGCTCAATTTACTTCGATTGCTCCGGTAGTCAACGGACCATGCACTTATTCGTCCTTTGCAGGTACTCCTTTGGCTATTGCAATAGGTACTACCACATATCCATTGTTTGTGTGGCCGACAATTAGCAGCTACGGTATTCACGGTATTTCTAGTGTTGGACAAGAAATTGAAATTGACTACACTCTGTCTATTGGTACAACTATTCGTCGTGGATTAATTACAGTTCTAGTTAATAATGGCACAAGCACAATTACTGATAATTTTACCTTCAGTGGTGCCAATGATGGCGGAACTACATTTTCTGTAAATCTTTCAAATCCACAAGCAATCGAAATTATGGCAACGACAGTTAGTCCGTCGTTTGCTGGATCATTAAATTACTCTGTTTACGTAAGGCAATAATGTTTAAATTAGATCTCGACCACCGGCTAGCGGCATGGTCAAGTTTGCGAAAAGCACTAGAAGTCAGTGACGATCCGTTACAAGACTTAATAGACTTTTGGCAACAAACCCCAATCATTCCTAATAACGTGTTGATTGATCCCTTTTACCCGGCTAGTTGGCCAACTCCGTGGGAAATTATTGAACAAAATCGTTATGATGATTTTACCAAAGCAATAATGATGGGTTATACCTTATTGCTAACTGACCGTTATAAAAATTCTACAATACAATTAAGAACATTGGTAGACAAAGTTCGTAAAAGATTGTACAATGTAATCTATGTAGACGATGAGCAGGTTTTAAATTTTTCAGATACTGAAGCGTTTTTAACCAGTCAAATACCTGAAGAATTTCTCCTCGAAAATATAATCGAGCTCGAGAGACCCAGGTAAATATCATCCTACATGAGAATAGAGGTAAGTTAATGATAACAGTCGTCAAACGCAGCGGTCAAAAAGTGCCGTTAGATATTAATAAAATACAAAGACAGGTAGCATTTGACTGCAAAGGTATAGATGGAGTTAGTCCGTCTATGATCGAAATTAAAGCTCACCTAGAACTACATGACGGCATTAGTACAGAAACCATTGACGAACTGTTGCTCAAGGCTATGGTCGATCTTATCGACGAAAGCGAAAATCCGGAAATCAACAACGTAAACTATCAGTACGTTGCTGGTCGCCAGAAAGTTAGTATGTTACGCAAAAGTGTATATGGCACATACACTCCGCCGCCGCTTTATGACATTGTTAAAAAGAATGTAGAACTCGGTATGTACAGCTCGGAACTACTTGAGTGGTACACTGAGGATGAGTGGAATATAATTAATCTATTCATCGATCATGACAAAGATGAAAATTACACCTACGCTGCGATTGCTCAGCTTGCAGAAAAGTATCTGGTGCAGAATCGAGCAACCGGAAAGATCTACGAAACTCCGCAGGTACGATATGCTATTGCTGCTGCAACTGCATTCCACAATGAGCCCGCAGATAAGCGACTAAAGTTAGTCAAAGAATATTATGAATGCGCCAGCGACGGGCACTTCACCTTGGCCACACCTGTGCTTGCAGGACTCGGAACTCCGACAAAACAGTTTTCTAGCTGCGTTTTAATTTCTGCAGACGATACATTGGACAGTATCTTTGCAGCAGGCGAAATGATGGCCAAATATGCTTCAAAACGAGCCGGAATCGGCCTCGAAATTGGCAGAATTCGACCGATCGGAGCCCCAATTCGTAAGGGTGAGATCAAACATACTGGATTAATTCCTTTTCTTAAAAAGTGGTTTGCAGACCTGCGTAGCTGCTCACAAGGTGGCATCAGAAATGCCAGCTGCACAGTCACTTTCCCAATTTGGCATTATCAGTTTGAAGACCTAATTGTACTAAAAAACAACCAGGGCACAGAAGAAACTCGTGTTCGTCAAATGGATTACAGCGTTGTAATGAATGCAATGTTCTGGCGACGTTTAAAGAACAAAGAGAATATCACCTTATTCGATCCGCATGATGTTCCGGATCTTTACGAAGCATATTATCGTAACAGTGAAGAATTTGAAAAGCTGTATGTAAAATATGAAAAGAACAATGTAATTAAAAAGAAAACCATTGCTGCTGAAGAAGTTATTAAAAATGGTATTCTAAAAGAACGTACTGATACTGGTCGTATCTATCTTGTAAATATCGACAATGTTATTAATCAAGGTCCGTTTGATACTACAACAGATCCTATCTATCAGAGCAACTTGTGTCAAGAGATTCTACTTCCTACTCGCCCATTTCAACGCATCGAAGATGAAGCTGGACGTATTGCACTCTGCACATTAGGAAGCATCAATTGGGGAGCATTTCGTAATCCGCAAGAAATGCGTAAGGCCTGCCGTGTTCTTGTACGCAGCCTTAGCAATTTGCTCAGCTATCAGGATTTCCTAAGCATTCAGAGTCAGCTTGCAAATAAAGAATTTGAACCTCTTGGCATCGGAATTACTAATCTAGCTTACTGGCATGCTCGTCGAAATTTTAAGTACGGTGAAGCTGAGACGTTAGCCGAAGTAAAACGTTGGATGGAGCATCAGGCTTACTTCCTCACTGAGATGAGTGTCGAACTCGCACAAGAACGTGGTCCTTGCGAACGTAGCTCTGCAACTTACTACGGCCGAGGTATTTTTCCTTGGGAACGTAGAGCTGAAGGAGTTAATGAACTAACAGACTTTACACCTAGTTCTAACCTAGACTGGGAAGGTCTTCGCGTTCGACTGTTGCAATATGGAATTCGTAATGCTACGCTAATGGCCGTTGCTCCTGTGGAAAGTTCAAGTGTTGTTCTTAATTCAACTAATGGTATCGAAATGCCCATGGAACTGATCTCGGTCAAGGAATCCAAAGCAGGATCGTTTGTACAGGTTGTTCCGGAATATCGTCGTTACAAGAACCGTTATCAATTAATGTGGGATCAGACTAACTGTGAAGCATATCTAAAGACTGCTGCGGTTCTTGCTGCTTACATCGATCAATCACTTTCGACTAATACTTTTTATAATCCCGCACATTTTCCAGGTGGCAAGATTCCCGGCACATTAATTGTCAAGAATCTCATGCTTGCTTATAAGTGGGGCATTAAGACTATATATTATAGCTTGATCAACAAGGTTGGGTCTAAGGAAGCAGTAACTGGCACTACCCAGATTAACGGAAGTACACAAAATAACATTGTTCCGGGTGAACCTATTACAATATATGAAGACGAAGACGACTGTCTAGCCTGTAAGCTCTAAAGGGAAAATTATGTCTAAAATATTAACAGTAATGTCCCTCAAAGAGGGAGTTGAAAAAGAAATAAACCTAATGTTCAAACAGCGTGTTGAGCTTGATGGGCGAACCGTTTGGTACTGTGAACTAGAAGATGAAACTATCAAAGATTTAGAAACATTAATGAAGAAAGAAATAATTAATGTCTGATGAAAAATCATTTATTCAAAGATTTAATGAATCTTGGATTTTTGAAATGCCCAGGTACACTGGGCCATCAGGACATAATCCTTTTTCTGATTTGAAAACAGTGATAGAAGCAAATATTGAAAACGGGCATCAACCAAATAATCTTGGAAATAATTTGTTCAATCTTATTATTGACCAATTTGAAATTTATTATTGGGTTTCAATCAACTCGCAGATTAAAATTGCAGCTCGAATGAGTAGATTTAAAAATGGGTTGTCTGTTGAAATTGTTGGCAAAGAACCAGGATACGAACAGTTTGCTAGTGAATTTTATCAAAGTATTTTATTAACAATCCCGGGATCGTTATTATTCAGTGGTTCATTATTAAGTAAAGAGGGATTATCAGTATGGAAGCGATTATTAAATTCAGGCAATGTAATAATGGTGTATGATCCCGATAATACTAAAAATTTTCAAAAATTAAATACCGTCGATGATTTACAAAAGTTCTTAGGTAACACTGAAAATTATGAAAAATATAGATATGTATTATCAAAAAATCAAACAGTGCAAGAAACTATTATTTCGGAATTCAATCTATTAAGAGCATATAAGCTAACATTCAATATAAAGGAATAAACTGTCATGTCAAAAGCACAATACGACATTTCAAAACAAACAAATTATCTTAAGCGTACTATGTTTCTGGATCCTGCTGGGCCTGTTACGGTGCAGCGGTTTGAGGAAGTCAAGTATCCTAGGATTGCCAAGTTTGAAGAACTGGCACGTGGATTCTTTTGGGTTCCAGAAGAAATCTCGTTGACCAAAGACAAAATGGATCACAAGGAAGCTACTATTGCTGTCAAGCATATCTTTACGTCTAATCTTCTACGACAAACTGCATTGGATAGTATTCAAGGCCGAGCACCTAACCAGATCTTTAGTCCTGTAATTTCAATTCCAGAACTAGAGGCTCTTGTAAGTAATTGGAGTTTTTTCGAAACGAATATTCATAGCAAGAGCTACAGTCATATCATTCGCAACGTCTATGGTGTGCCCAAAGATGAATTTAACAAAATTCATGACACTTCTGAAATTGTAGAAATGGCTGCAAATGTTGGTCGATATTACGAAGATCTACATTTGTTGAATTGTCGCAAGGAAGTCGGTGAAGACATTCCAGTTCGTGACCACAAAAAAGCCATTTGGCTAGCACTTCACGCAAGCTATGCACTTGAAGCATTACGCTTTATGGTGTCTTTTGCTACAAGTCTTGCAATGGTCGAAAATAAAATTTACATCGGTAATGGAAATATTATCAGTTTGATTCTACAGGATGAACTTCTGCACACCGAGTGGACAGCGTGGTTGATCAATCAGGTTCCTAAGGATGATCCAGAGTTTGTAGATATCGCTAAAGAGTGCGAAGCTGAAGTATATCAAATGTATATGGATGTTATTCGCGAAGAAAAAGAATGGGCTACTTATTTGTTTAAGCTAGGACCTGTTATTGGGTTAAATGCTAATATCCTTAAGGATTTTGTAGACTTTACAGCATTTAATCGTCTCAAGGACATTGGTATTAAGTATCAAGGAGAATACCCTAAGTCAAGTCCCATTCCTTGGTTTAATAAGCATGTAAACATTAATAAAAAGCAGACGGCATTGCAGGAAAATGAATCAACCAACTATGTAATTGGAGTAATGTCGGATACTGTTGAATATAGTGAATTGCCAGATTTATAAGGAATAATTTATGTCAGATGAAGAAACAAAAATAAAAACAATGACAACACTGAGCGGTCATAAGGTTGATTTTGCATTTACTCCAGAATCAAAAACTGCATATGAACAAGCTGTAGAACAAAATAGAGCAGAAACAAACAAATTTCTAAAGAAGTTAGATGAAATTGCAGAAAAGAACAATTGCTTGCGAGTACGTTTATTAGATGGCCTTGCTAATTGGATTGAACGCAAGTCGGCCAGTCTTGTTGCAGCTATTCGTGGTTATGCGATGAAGATCAGTCAGCCTTGTGTCATTAAATTGCCACCGAAGGAAGAAAAAATGAATAGACCATTGAGCTGGGGTTTCTCCTCAATCGTCCTCAAGACAAAGGACAAGAAATAATGAAAGCAATTGTTTGGTCGAAGACCCCGTGCCCATACTGCGAAAATGCCAAGAAATTACTAGATAGTAAAGGTATTGAATATGAAGTACGTGACGTTACTGCAGGTACATGGACTAAGGAACAACTACTAGAAGCAGTTCCAAATGCTCGAACAGTCCCACAGGTATTCCTCGACGATGAATTGATCGGCGGATATACTGAATTAGTTGCTCATCTAAAGGGTTAAGCCGTGGATGACGAAAATGAAGAAACAGTAGCAGCACCAAAAAACTATACTACTATTAATCTCAATGCATATAACAGTATGCTCGGAGCGTTGAATAACCCAGCCTACACCGGCGCTGCCGGAAGTCTTACATATCCGACTGGTGCAAATGGTGGTTATTCAACAGGATTAGGTGGGGCTGGCGGTTACAGTACCTATGTAACATCTAATTATTCTACCATTTCTAATAAATTTAAGTGTGAAACTGATGCCGAATTCAACGGTGATATTAAATGGAAGGGTCGAAGCTTGGGCGATATGCTAGAAACTATTGAAAAGCGTCTATCTATTCTAACACCTGATCCTAAGAAGCTGGCTAAGTACGAAGCATTACAAAAGGCCTATGAATATTATAAGACCTTAGAAGCAATGTGTTACGATTCCGAGGACGATGAAAATGGATCAAGATAAGGAATTAGCCCATCTTAGAACAGTTGTCGCTAGGCTAGAACGAGAAGTAGAGTTTCTCAGACGTGAAAATAATCGTCGCAAGTCAGAAGTTCAACAAGTAGCTTCTGTAGTCAGAAGAGGTTAAAAGTGAAAAGCAAAGAAGTACGAGATCCAAATAGTTTAATCAATTTCCATTTAAAAGTTTTAGCTAATCTCAAAAGAAAACACAATGGATGTGTATCAGAAGATATCAAAATGTTGGTCAAGCGTGATATTGTAGAATTAGAAGAAAAAATCGAAAGAATCAAGAAAATAGGAAAGGATTCACTGTGAGTAGTCAGACACTAAAAGAAGCAATTAAAGACAGCGGTTTTGGATATACTGATGAGTATATCTTTGATAGACTAGTTAAGCTAGAAGAGGAAGTTGCTCGCCTCAAGCAAGAAGCAACCTGCGAAACAGAAAGTGATACGAGTGAGTGAAGTTAATTTAGTTGGTATTACACAGCCCAACGAAGAATATACCGGATGCAAGACAGCAAATGAATTGGTTGCTTGGGCTGCTAGAGTTAGCAATCCTAGCAATCAAAATAACACTGCAACCGCTCCTAAGCTAGTACAATATTTGATTAAGAATCAGCATTGGTCACCACTCGAAATGGTATCAGTACAGATGGAAATTAAGACAACCCGTGATATTGCTCGTCAGTTGTTGCGTCACCGCAGTTTCAGTTTTCAAGAATATAGTCAGCGTTATGCAGATCCTACCAAGGATTTGAGTTTTAAGATCCGTGAGGCTCGTTTACAGGATGCCAAAAATCGACAAAACTCTGTAGAAACTGATGACGAATCTTTGGAAAACGAATGGCTTTCGCATCAAGAAGATATCACAAAAGCTGCTCTAGAAGCATATAAGTGGGCAATTGAAAATGGAATTGCTAAAGAACAGGCTCGTGCAGTACTACCCGAAGGTATGACCGAATCTGTGGTAATTGTCGCAGGTACATTGCGTTCGTGGGTGCATTATTGTCAGCTTCGTATGGATAAGGCAACACAGAAAGAACATCGAATTGTTGCCGAACAGTGCTGGGCAGTTATTAAAGAACATTTCCCAGATGTTGACCAAGCACTGCAAGATATCAAAGAATTTGAAGAGTTTGTAAGGAAACTACCATGATTATTACTAAAGGGATCGCCGTAGGCGAAGTCGTCACACTAAAGATTGTAACTGGCGAAGAGCTTATCGGTAAGCTCATTGAAATCGGTGACGATTATTATTCAATCCATCGCCCTCTTGTACTTGTTATGAGTCAGCAGGGGTTGGGCCTTCAACAGTGGACTTTTACTGCCAGTGTTGATAAGGCATTCAAGATCAACAAGGACAAGGTGATTATGATCGCCGAAACTGTCAAGGAAATGCAGACTCAATACCTTCAAGGGACTACTGGTCTTACATTAGTGTAAATATAGTTTTATAAGGGAATATTATGAGTACACCGTGGATTACAGATGGTAAACCGCAGCAGTCGAGTACAAGTCCTGACGTTACTGATCTTTATCAATCACCTACTGTATTTTCAAATAATGTTCCTATTGTATTGTATGGGGCAGGATCAGGAAGTGCCGCTTCTGCCAGTGTTCCTGCCGCACAATCAACAGTAGATCAAGCCGCCGCCGACGAATTTGCAGCAAGTTCAATTGCTTCCCCTGCTGAAGAAGCTGCGAACGGTGGACCTGTCGGATCAAGTGATTCTGCATCACCGTTAACTAATACTCCCGGAGCCGTAGATCTTTCAGCAACTGGTGGGGATTTAATTCCCTGGTTAGAAGCTAGAGTAAAGGAAGCGGCTTCGGGGGCTTGGTCTCGAGTTAACCCCGCACACGGAACAATTGTTTCAACTCCTGGTAATCCAAATATTGCAAACATTTGGAAATCTCTGGGGCTATCAGGAAATGCACTGTTTAAAACCGATCAACCGGCATGGTGCATGGGATTTGTTAATTTTGCTCTTAAATCTTGCGGTTATAAATGGTGCCCGGAAGCAAGTTCTCAGGCAATTTCATCAAATCCCGGAAGATGGAGTGCAACTCCTGTTCCTATTAATCAAGGTCAGCCAGGGGATATTGTGTATTGGAATTTCCATCACGTAAATTTCATTTATCAAGTAAAAGGTCCGGGAAATTATACATTTATCGGAGGCAATCAAGGCGGGTCAGTTGGAAACAACAATCCTGGTCACAGTGCAGTAACAGTGTCGTGGCCGAGCGGACTAAGTGCATCCGGCAAAGGCCAAATTTCCGGAATATTTCGTCCACACAAAGGTGCTTAAATACTCTATATGATAGAGGTAAATCAACGTAGTTGATTGCTGGTGTGAGAGGCTCCTGAGGCTAGGTGAAGGCTGCATACGCTCTACGTAGTTCACCACTTAACTATACATTTAATTTCATTATCGTACACTTTAAATAAGCGTGCATGAATAGTGATGTAATCTTTAAGTTAATCGGAGACGTCGGATTTCCTATAGTTGCGGCTATAGGAGGCGGCGTCTTTGTCTATTTCGTAATCAATTACATTCTCGAAAGCGTTGTCAAAGCCATTAAAGGCATGCAGGGAATTATCACTGCGCTAGACAACCGAGTTAGAACTATGAATCATGATATGATTCGTATCGATGCCACCGTAAGTTCGGCATTGGGACTAAGACCGGATCTCGATCGTATCGCACGAGCCGACGGCAAGAATGATGCGAGAAGAGACTAATGGATCCAAATCAATTAGCATTATTGATTAAGCAATATGGCTTTCCGATAGTTTCGTCTGTGGGAATGGGGTATTTCGTGTACTTCATTTATAAGTTCGTTACTGAACGATTGATGCCATTAATTGGTGAGACAAACGTAGTTCTAGTTGCGCTAATTGATCGAATTCGTATGTTAGACAATGATTTAATAAGATTACAGCAAAAAGTGAGCGTAGTGCTACAGATAGAGGAGGATCACAGTGTACATAAATCTAAAAATAGAAATGTTAAAGATACTGAAGATTGAATTTGTGTTCTCTTCTGAAGGTAAAAAGGAGGTAGGTAAAGATGAAAAAGATTCTAGCAGCACTGATTCTATTAACACTAAGTAGTCCTGCCTTCGCTGGTGATTTAACACAACAATTTAAAGACCCTGCGTTTAGTGGAGCAGGTTGGGGTAGTTACGTTGTAACAATCCAACAGGAAGAACAATCGAGAAAACAAGCATTAATCGATGCTCAAAATGCGGCCGCACAAGCTGCTGCGACCGCTGCCGCAAACACTCCAATGGCTAAGTTTATTAACCTATTTACTAGTCAGGTATATTCACAGTTAGCAACGCAGTTGAGCAACAACCTTTTCGGCGGTGCTCCTGGGTCGTCGACTGCAGGTACATTCAAGTTAGATGGTAACACAATTAGCTATGTCAAATCAAACAGCGATGTAACATTAACTGTTGTCGATTCGTCTGGGAACCAAACGGTAGTGACCGTTCCAATTGCAACATTCGCGTTTTAAGGAGTTAAGATGAAAAAGTTAATAGTATTACCACTATTATTTGCATTATCCGGATGCGTGGGCGGAATTGGTCCTAGGCTAAATCATTCCTATTTGAATCCTGTTCCTGCTACTGTTAGCACTTACACTAATCCAAAACTTTGGGCAAATCTTCCAGAATTAGATGGTGTTCCGATTCCTATCGCAGTTTACAGTTTTACAGATAAGACAGGACAACGTAAACCTTCACAAACAGTGTCGTCGTTTTCGACTGCTGTTACACAAGGTGCAGATGCCTACGTGGTAAAAACCCTACAAGATTCCGGTGGCGGAAAGTGGTTTCGCCCTGTAGAAAGAGTATCGCTTGATTCTCTAATTAAAGAACGCCAATTGATTCGTCAAATGCGTGAATTAGAGAGCGGCGACAAAGCAGCACCGCTACCTCCCCTGATGGTAGCGGGTGTACTCCTAGAAGGTGGCATTATTGACTATAACTCCGATGTTAAGACCGGAGGCAATGGTGTTAGATTTCTAGGAATTGGTCCAAATACACAGTACATTCAGGACGAGGTAGTAATTAGTTTACGATTAGTGTCTGTACAAACTGGAGAAATTCTAGAGACAGTAACCGTTGAAAAAACTGTGCTATCTACTTCTGAAGGTATTACTGCATTTGAGTTTTTTGATCTAGGCACAAAGGCATTTGAAGTTGACGGTCAACAAACTAGAAATGAGCCAGCCAGCTATGCAATACGGTCTGCTATAGAGACAGGAGTTGTAGAGCTAATAAAGCAGGGAGAAAGGAAAGGGCTTTGGCGTTTTAAGGCTAAGCCACAGGAGCAATCAAGATGAAACTATTAAAATCAATATTACTTACCACAGTATTATTTGCATCGCCTGCGTTTGCACAATCAGTGGCAACTGTGCCTACACCGCCATCGCCACCAGCAATTGTTGCTACTTCACCTAATCAGGCAGAAGCAGATGCAGTTGCACAAACAAACCGAGTTTATATCAATCAAGCAGGTTCTAACGTCAATATCAACGTCCAACAAACTGGTCAAACTAACACAGTAGGTACATTAAGTGACCCTGTTTATCTAAGAGGTGACAATCAAACCGTTACTGTAATTCAAACAGGAAATAGTAACTCAGTATTGGCATCTGTTGTTTCTGATACAGGAGCATTGGGATTAGCAACAGTAACCCTACGACAGATTGGTAATAGCAACTCTGCTGTTGTTCGTTGCGGTAACGGCACAAACGAAGCATCATGTAACAATCTTAATATGAACGCATTATTCACTGGGGATAGCAATTCTTATGTATTTCACGGTGCAGCAGCGAACATCACCAATACTGTAAATGTAACTGGTAGTAACAATACTTTAAATATGGATGTTACCTCTCCTAATGCTTCCCAGACTGTGGTATACAATGGCAGTTACAACACTGTTAATGCTACTCAGTCTGACATTGGTGGCATGTATGGACACAGTTTATATGAAAATATAACCGGTTCGAATAATAATGTTACAACTCAACAGTATGGACCAAATTCTACCATTATTAATTTAACAAGTGTTGGATCAAATGGTACGATCAACATTAAAACAGGCAAGTAAACTATTAGCATTATTACTGATGTTATTGTCAGTGCCTGCTTATGCCGGTATTGGATCAATAACAGAGTTTAAAGGCGCCGGGCAGATTAAACGTGCTGCCCGGGCCATGCCTGCTGCCAAAGGTGCAGGCATTGAAAAGAATGATACTGTTTCTACTAATAGTCAAGGAAAATTTAAAATCACGTTTGTGGATGCAACCACAGTTAGTATTACAGAAAATAGCAAATTAGTAATAGATGATTTTGTGTTCGATGGCGGAAAATCAAATAAAGGTAAGCTAGGACTTAAAGTTGCACTAGGCACTGTACGCTATGCATCGGGTGCAATTGCTCATAACAATCCCGGAGCAGTAAATATTCATTCACCTACTGCCACAATTGGTGTACGTGGTACAGATTTTATCATGAGTGTTGACGAGATTGGTAGAACTATGGTTGTTCTGCTGCCAAATTGTTATGATGAAAAAGATCCGGATAAGCTAATCGCAGATTGTCCAACAGGTGAAATCGAAGTTGCTACCGCTACTGGAAAAGTTACTCTAAACAAGCCGTTCCAAGCCACTGTAGTAGATAGCGCAAATATATCTCCGACACCACCGAAAACAGTTAGCCTTAACTCCCGGCAATTAAACAACTCATTGCAGATTGCAACGCCCCCTACCTCGGATGGTACAAGCCTAGAACAGTCAGCAAAAAAAGAATTCAAAAAAACCAATGCGGCGGGTAATGCTGCTGATAAAAACGCAGAGCCTGATTTAAATACTACAGATAATGTAGAAATGGTTGCTGCTGCTATAGCCAATCCACCTACACAGCCAGAACTCCAAGCCGTATACGTAGAGTATAATCCGGGACAAAAATTAAAACAAACAGTGTATACAGACGTCGATCCCTTGCTTAGTAAGAAATTAATCCAGATCGGTTGGACATATACTACAATTTCTGACAGTAAATTACAAGAATCTATTATCATTTTACCTAAAAATACCAAAGTAGAAATAACAACAGAACAAGACGGAATTGTTGGCGGATTTAATTTCTCCGATCATCACTGGCCTACTCCGGGTACGGGACGACCCGATGGAACAATTACTATTATTCAGCGAGGAGCACCGCCAAAGTGAAACCCTTTAATAAGCTCTTGATTTTTGTTCTATGTTTAATGTTATTCACTCCACGAGCTTTTGCGGATGTTAACTATCAGGTATACCGCGCAGGTGGACCTACTCCTTGTTTCGGATGCGGTCAGGCATTAAATTCTGGAACAACTACTAACATCAATTACAACTGGGGAACAGGAATTGTTATGAATTCCGGACTAGCAGACGGAGTTGAAATACACTTCACCGGATACATTACTGTTCCTGGTTCTGGATCGCAGACTATTACATTTTATGATTATTCCGATGACGGATTTATTTTAAATGTCAACGGTTCGCGAGTTATTAGTAATTGGCAAGAACAAGGACCAGCAAATTGGAACGGGCGCGGTTCTATAACCCTGCAAGGCGGCCAAACCTATGCGTTTGACGTGTGGTATTATGAAAATGGCGGCGGCGCCGCAGTAGAGTTATTTTGGAATCAATCCGGTTCTATCACGTTAATACCAAATAGTGATTATGTAACAACGATGCCAAATCCAAAAGCATTCGGAGATGGGGGAGCGCCATTACCTAGTGCTTCAGTATCTACTCAAGAACTTGTTAAAATATCACAGACTGTGTCGTTGACAAATAATTCTGTATATATTCAAAACTATGGAAATAATACCAATGTGACTATAACACAAACAGGTGATTACAATGTGATACGAGGTATTAATGGAGCACAATCTGCTGTGATCAATGGTAACTATAATACCATGAATGTGCAACAAGGAAGCACTACGGTTCCTGGATATAATAATTTGTTAGAAGCCTCTATAATAGGTTCATACAATACATTGTCCATTAATCAACAAACGTCTTCGAATTATACAGAAGCAAATATTAATGGTAGCACTAATTCTGCCAATGTCACCCAATCCGGAACTGCGGGCAAAAGTGCATTTATTGAAGTTAGTGGTAGCAACAACTCAATTACTACAACACAGCAGGGCAATGCTAATCATTTTCTTGAATTAAACATCCCCACCAGCGGAAATACCGTAAGCGTTACACAGGCCGGCGCAGCACAGAAGTTATTCTCTTTAACTATAAATAGTGCTAACGTTGGAGTAACAGTTGTTCAAGATAATGCTACCACCGCTGACAGTGCGTCAATGAGCATTACGTGTACCTCTGGACCTTGCACAGGATACTCCTATGTAAAGCATTAAGGATAGCGTGATGAAGAATTTAAGAAAAGTTTTGTTAAGCCCTTGGTTAGCGATACTAACCTTTGCGCTGCTGTTGGTGGTTAAACTGTCAAACCCGTATCTAGTTGATGCAATGAAACTTAAATTCTATGACTATCTAATGTTAGGTAAACCTGTTCATAGTGAACAGATTGTAATTGCAAATATTGGTGAAAAAGCCTTGGCCAAATATGGTCAATATCCATTTCCAAGGGACACTTATGCGAAAATTATTTCTGATCTGTACGGTACTGGTCATGCTGGCCTCGTCGGTAGCACTATGTTATACCCTGAAAAAGATAGATTTAACGGTGACGATGCTTTCGCAGCATCACTTAAAAATTACCCAGTAGTATTAAGTCAGACAGTTTCCTCAGATTGCACACGCAATAACGCAGCTACTCGTCGAACAGGCGTCGCAGTTGTTGGAGACGGTAAGCCAACAGACTTTCTTCCAAACTATCCATGTGTGCTCGATAATATTCCAAGTCTTCAAGAATCTGCCGCAGGCGTTGGAATAACATCGACTCTTCCCGAATCGGACGGTGTTGTTCGTCGAGTTCCAATGTTAGCGACATCAGCTGGAGAATACTATCCCTCGTTTGCTTTAGAGCTTCTACGTACTGCCGCAGGCGATCCAAGCTATCAAGCGAAGATAAATGAGACGGGAGTTGAGGCGGTTCGTGTTCCACAGTTTGGTAAAATCTCCACTGATGAATATGGGCGTATTTTTAATAACCCGAATTACGTATTCTCATCGTTTGAAGTAGGCGAGAATATTCCTCGTCTCGATGGAAAGATCGTTCTACTTGGTGTGACTGCGAGCGGAATTGCAAATCCCGTAGCGACTCCGGCTGGTGCCGAAATGCCCCATCAGGTTCAGGCCAGTATTCTCCAGACTCTTCTAAATGGAGATTCTGTTTCGATTCCGAATTGGGTTGGTCTTGTTGATCTTGCGGCATTTGCTTTTCTTTCTCTTGCAGTTATCGGATTGTCTAATGTAAGATATTCTATTGTTTGGATTGGTATACTTCTAGCAGGTTATGTATATGCGCCTGTTTATATGTTTAACCACAATAAAATATTATTCGATATATCCTTTAACTTCCTAGCAGCACTAGTCATTTATTTACACGTTTATTCAGTTAAATTCATTAATGAGTTCCTTCAGAAGCAACAAATTAAGAAACAGTTTGGCACATATTTGTCACCGGATCTTGTTGCGCAGTTGCAGCGCAATCCAGATATGCTACAGCTAGGCGGTACCGAACAAGAGTTGTCTATCATGTTCACTGACGTTCGCGGGTTTACTACAATTTCAGAACACTACGGCAAGGATGTACAGGGACTAACTAAGATTATGAATCGTTATATGACAGCAATGACCAAAGCGATTCTTGAAAACAAGGGTACACTGGACAAGTACATCGGTGATGCGCAGATGGCTTTCTGGAATGCTCCTGTTAACAATGAACAACATGCTAAAGATGCTGTTAGAACTGCATTCCAGATGTTGAAAGCATTAAAGGAATTTAACAATGAAGTTACCGCAGAAGGAATCCCCGCTTTTGGAATGGGTCTCGGTATTAATACTGATACTGTTGTTGTCGGTAATATGGGCAGTGCCCAGCGTTTTGATTATACTTGCTTGGGTGATGGGGTCAATTTGGCATCTCGTTTGGAAGGTCAATCAAAGCCTTACGGGGTCAAAATTGTCATCGGACCAAAAACCGCCGAGTATGTACGAGATACATACCAAGTCGTTGAGCTCGACTTACTCGCCGTCAAGGGAAAGACAGAACCAGTAAAG